TATTTACGCAGGCGGTACGAGTGTTTCATCTCTCAGCAGAGTTCTTACAACTGCTGATGAAGGATCTGGTAATGGTTTAGATGCTGATACTGTTGATGGTATTCAGGCAAGTAGTTTCTTAAGGTCTGATGCTGCTGATTCCTTTAGTGGTAATCTAACGGGTTCAGGTACAATCCTGACCACTGGCACATACATGGGCATCAAAGGTGATGGTGGTGGCGTTGTAATGACCACCAATGATGGTTACGGTAATGCAAACCTTTGCTTTAACCACCAGAATGGTATTCCAGATAAAACTGGTTCTGCATGTAGGATTGAAACAGCTGTTGATGGTACCACTGGATCTATGATGTTCGAGGTTGGAGACAGTGTGACTGGTGGTACTGCTGTTCAACTAACCAATATTTTTAACTTGCAAACTTCACAAATTACTGCTTATAGATCAATTTTACCTAACTCAAACAACAGTCGCGATCTAGGCAGTAGCTCGGTTCGCTGGCGCAACGTCTACACCAACGACCTTAACCTCAGCAATGAGGGTGGTGCCAACGATGTTGATGGGACATGGGGTGACTGGACGATGCAGGAGGGTGAGAATGATATGTTTATGATAAACAATCGAACTGGTAATAAGTTCAGAATAAAACTAGAACCAGTTGAATAAATATAGGAAAGTAGGATCTAAATATGGCAAACCCTGCTTCGAGACAGGAACTTGTAGATTATGCCAAAAGGCAGTTAGGTTATCCTGTCTTGGAGATTAACCTTGCCGATGAGCAGATTGAAGATCTAGTAGATGACGCTATCCAGGTTTATCAGAACCGACACATGGATGGTGTCGAAAAGATGTATCTCAAGTACAAGGTTGACGAGGACTTCCTCAACGCGATTCGTGCTAGGGGTGACAACCAGGTTATTGGTATTACGACGACAACTACGACGGCTAATATTACTGGTGTTGGCACAACCGGAGTTGGAATCTCTACCTTTAGATTTGAAGAGACACAGAACTTTATCCAAATACCTGATGCAGTCATCGGCATCGAAAAGGTATGGAAGCTTGATAACCGTGCGATTAGCACGAACATGTTTAGCGTCAACTATCAGTTGTTCCTAAACGACATTTATTGGTTTAGTTCGATGGAACTATTGAACTACACCATGACAAAGAGATATTTGGAAGATATTGATTTCATTCTGCACCCAGAAAAACGGATTAGATTTAATCGTAGACAAAATCGTCTATACCTAGACACTGATGCAAATAGTCTACAGAATAGTGACTATATCATCATTGAGTGCTATCGCGTATTAGATCCAAACCAGTTTACGAAGGTCTATAACGACCCATTCCTAAAGAAATACTTCACTGCAACGATGAAGAAGCAGTGGGGTCAAAACCTTATCAAGTTCCGTGGAGTAAAACTGCCAGGTGGTATTGAACTAAACGGTCGTGAGATCTATGAAGACGCTTTGAAGGAGTTGGAGAAACTCGAAGAGCGTATGACATATGATTACGAACTACCACCTATGGATATGATCGGCTGATGCTAAATCCGTTTTTTACACAAGGTACAAGTAACGAGCAAAATCTCGTACAAGAACTTATCGACGAGCATATTCGTATGCACGGGATTGAGTTCATCTATATGCCACGTTACTTTGTGAATAGAAAAACGGTGATGCGTGAGGTCACGTCTTCCCGTTTTGAGAAGACGTTTCCACTTGAGGGATATATTGAGAACTATACTGGATTTGGTGACAACCACAATTTGCTCACCAAATTCGGTGTAAGGTCAACTGCTGAGATGAATATTGTCATCTCACAGAAAAGATTTGAGGAATATATTACACCCATTCTACAAGAGAATGGTGGTGTTGGACTAGACAATACTCCAGTTCGTCCTTTGGAAGGTGACTGCATTTACTTCCCACTAGGAGACATCCTATTTGAGGTGAAGTATGTTGACCACGAGGGTCCTAGTTTTTACCAGTTACAAGAAAATTATACATTCCTCCTCAAGTGTGAACCCTTTGAGTATGAGGATGAGAAAATCATCACAGGTATCCCTGAGATTGATGATGACTTTAAGACCCTTGGTTACAATGCAACGTTGACTTTGGTTGGTGTTGGATCCACTGCAGCGGCATACACGTCGCTTGTTAATGGTGGTATTCACCAGATTAGAATTCTTAACGAGGGAACAGGATTTACTGCCGATCCTACAATCAGAATTGCACCACCAACAAATGGTCGTGTTGCTACGGCAGTTGCTATTACAACAGAAAACAATGTCGGTTCTAGGTCTCTACAAGAGATCAGAATCACTGACCCAGGTTTTGGATATACATCCTTGCCGCTGGTCAAGTTTGAGACGGATGACGGCAAAGGTGGTAACGTTCAGGTTCAGGTAGGTATTGCAACCACAGGTGCCGTTGGTATTATCACACTCACCAATCGAGGCTCCGACTACATTGTACCCCCAACTATTACTTTCAGCAGTCCGCCCGCTGGAGGTGTTACTGCTATTGGTACTGCCCTCCTACAAGGAGACGGAAAACTTGCTCAAATCCAGGTCACCAACGCTGGTTATGGATACACGACAGCTCCTTCTATCACCGTGGGACTTGCCGGTACCGTGGGTGTAGGCACCTTCTTCAATGGCGACACCATCCGTGGTGTGTCTTCTGGCACCACTGCATATGCTACAACCTGGAATCAACCAACAGGAAAACTTACTATCAAAGACCTTACAGGCAAGTTCCAAATTGGAGAACTTATTGTTGGTACCGCTAGATCTACTGGTGAGACTGTTGCGTACCGTCTAAATAATGCTAACTATGATGACGATGACGCTTACGAAGATAACCAGGAGATCGAAACTGCTGCAGACGCAATCCTGGACTTCACAGAGCAAAACCCATTTGGTGAAGTCTAATGTTTGGAAATTATTTTTACAATGAGACTATTAGAAAGACGGTAATCGCATTCGGTACTCTTTTTAATAATATCTCAATCAAGCACAAAGAAGGTGCTACGACAATAAGTACCATTAAGGTACCAATCGCTTACGGTCCCATTCAGAAGTTTCTTGCTCGTGCTGAGCAACAACCAGACTTCGATCGTAATGCTGCGATCACATTGCCAAGATTGTCTTTTGAGATTGTTTCATATAAGTATGACCCTTCACGTAAGGCATCACCAGTCACTAAGTTTTGCTTAGTACCAGATTCTGATGCTAAGAAAATCAAGCGTGTCTATATGCCGGTTCCCTATGACATTGGGTTCCGTCTAAGTTTTGCAACCAAACTCCAAGATGATGCTCTACAAATCTTGGAGCAAATTCTACCCTTCTTCCAACCTGCTTACAACGTAAGCATGACAATGATCGAAGGGCATGACGAGAAGAAAGATATTCCATTCACCCTAAACAACATTCAGTTCCGTGATGAGTATGAAGGAGACTTCACAACTCGTCGTGCGATTGTATATGAACTAGACTTTACTGCTAAGACATACTTCTATAACGAGATTCCAACAGATGCTTCTGGTGGTCTCATCAAACGTGTTCAGATCGATTACTCTTCTTCTATTCGTGGACCAAGAGAAGTCAGATACTCTGTCACACCTGTTGCTACGCAAGATTACAACTCGGATGAAACCGTATCGTTGACAGCAGCACTAGAGAAAGGAAAGACCTTACTCAAGGTCACAAGTTCTGCTGCACTAACTCAGTACAGTTTCATCCAAGTTAACAAGGAGGTCATGCGTATCCAGGAGATTGATAATACAAACATTATTGTTCTCCGTGGTCAATACAATACCAAGGAAGAAGACCACTATGCAGCAGATAAGGTAAATCTTATCACTGATGCAGATGATGCACTAATCGAAGTCAATGATGACTTTGGATTCGATAGTGATATCGAGTTCTTTGGTGACCTAAAAACTTATAGTCCAAGTCAGGGCAGTGATGTGTAATGTATGGAAAAAGAGTTTGACGCTATCGACAAGGCACTTGACGTAAAGGCAGAGATGGTTGAGACTATCAAGGAACCTAAACCCGTAAAGGTTGATGAGGACCCTGATAAAGATTATGAGTACAGCAGAGCACAACTCTATAATCTGATTGAGAAGGGACAAGAAGCAGTTAGTGGTATCCTTGAGTTGGCACAAGACAGTCAACATCCCCGTGCATTTGAGGTTGCTGGTCAGTTGATTAAGTCTGTTGGAGACGTTACTGATAAGTTACTTGACTTACAGAAGAAGATGAAGGACTTGGAGAAACCACAGGGTGGTCAGGCTCCAAAGACTGTCAACAACACTATGTTTATTGGTAGTACTGCCGATCTGCAGAAGATGTTGAAGCAGGGTCTTCTAAATAATGATAGCAAATAGTTCCTCATGTTAGACGAAAGAAGTCTCACAAAAGGTGAGGACAAGAAAAAGGAAAAGTACGTTAAGGGTATGAAGAAGTCTTTTAGCGATTTTAAGTCACGTTACGGAGACGATGCTAAGTCCGTAATGTACGCTACTGCTACAAAGATGGCGAAGGAGCAGAACCTTGATAAGTTTGATCGTACAGTCAGGGCTGCTGGTGCTGCAAAGAATCCCCAAACTAAAATTAAACTCCTTAAGGTTGCAGCACAGCAGCGTCCTAAAGTAGCAGAGGGTTACTATGACTCTGCTGTCCAAGCATCGAAAGATGCATCTAAAACAAAGGAGGCAAAGGCAGGTCGTCGTAATCTACGTGTACAGCAAACAAAAGACACTGTAAAGAAAGGTGTTCAGGCAGTAGGAAAGAAAGTTACTGCTGATGCTGCCAAAGCAATGGTTGGTGGTAAAGTTCAAAAAGGACCTGTTGCTGCTTCATCCAAACCCGCAGCAAAAACTGCAAGTCCTACAACAACTGCGGTAACAAAGTCCCAACCTGGGATGCAATCTAAGAGAGCACCAAGCATTCCTAAGAAACCAGAAACACCCAAAGATACACAAAACACACAAAAACCACAAGAACCAAAAACACCACAAAAGAAAAAAGAAGTTAACAAGAACGCCAAGCAAGGCAAAGCAGGTGAGACTGCTAAAAAACTAGGGCAGTCTGCTGCTAAAGCTGTTGGTGGATTTGCTGCAATGTTTGATCCGAAGGAGAGCTATGAGCAGGAAGGAGAACTACTTACTTTTAGTGATTTTAGGGAGATCGTTGCTATTTGTGTCGCAAATGAGGAGGAGTTAAATGAGTTGCTTAAACCTCGTGGAGATGCTACCCCAGTAAAACCAATCGGACCAGGTGGTAGCTATGTTCCAGTTCCTTTTGGACCAGTACAAAAGTTTGTTAAGAAAAAACAAACTACTCAAGTTGCACACTATGAACCAGAAGGTGAACAACTGCAAGAGAAACCTGGTGATGGTTATCTTGGACCCACACCAATTCCAAACCCAATTCGTTTGGCAAAAGATGCTGTCGATGCATACAATAGAAAAAATCAAAAGACCGTAGATACAGTAAATAAAACACTCGGTCGTAATTCTGCATCGATGCCAAAGGTCAAATATTTCAATAAAGGACCCAGTGCAGCATCTCAAAGGTACCTCGGACTAAAAGCAAATGAGTCAGCAGCCTGGACCAGGAAAGCCGGAAAGAACTCCGAAGGAGGACTTAACGAAAAAGGACGAAAGTCTTATGAAAAGGAAAATCCTGGATCAGACCTTACAGCACCAAGCAAGAAGGTTGGAAATCCCCGTAGAGCGTCCTTCTGCGCTCGAATGAAGGGTATGAAAAAGAAACTAACTAGCAAGAAGACTGCTTCTGACCCAGATAGCAGAATCAACAAATCTCTACGTGCTTGGAATTGCTGATGAAAACATTCCAAGAATTTAGAGAAGGATATAAGGGTGCTAAAAAGGATGCAAGTCTTTATGCTAGATATAAAGACATCAATAATCCAAAGTCTCCCCCAGACCCATTGAAACCATCCGTTAGACTTGCAAATTAATTCATGAGTGGTGACGTATATCTTGGTAATCCCAACCTAAAGAAAGCTAATACACCGATTAACTTCACTGAGGAACAGATTGTTGAGTTCCTCAAGTGTAAGAACAATCCGGTGTATTTTGCTAGGAACTATATTAAGATTGTGTCACTGGACCATGGTCTTGTTCCTTTTAACATGTATCCGTTCCAGGAGAAGTTAATTACTAACTTCCACGAGAACAGATTTAACATCTGTAAGATGCCACGACAGACTGGTAAGTCTACAACGTGTGTGTCTTATCTACTTCACTATGCTGTCTTTAACGACAACGTTAATATTGCTATTCTAGCAAACAAAGCATCCACTGCAAGAGACCTTCTCGGAAGGCTACAACTTGCTTACGAGAACTTGCCAAAATGGATGCAACAGGGTATTATTGCATGGAACAAAGGTTCCATGGAACTGGAGAATGGGTCTAAAATTATCGCCGCATCTACGTCTGCATCTGCTGTCCGTGGCGGCTCCTACAATATCATCTTTCTTGACGAGTTCGCGTTCATCCCGAATCACATTGCTGATGAATTCTTTGCCTCTGTTTATCCTACTATCTCGTCTGGACAGAGCACCAAAGTAATTATGGTGTCTACGCCACACGGTATGAATCACTTCTACCGTTACTGGCACGATGCTGAGCGTGGAAAGAACGATTATATTGCTACCGAAGTTCACTGGTCGGAAGTCCCAGGAAGGGATGCCAAGTGGAAAGAACAAACTATTGCGAACACGAGTGAGCAACAGTTCAAGGTCGAGTTCGAGTGTGAATTCCTAGGATCTGTTGACACTCTTATTGCTCCCTCTAAACTGAAGTCAATGGTTTATGAGGACCCAGTAAAGACTAATGGTAGTTTGAGTCTGTATGAACTACCACGAGAAGAAAGAGATTATATCATCACAGTTGACGTTGCCAGAGGTGTGTCTAAAGATTACTCGGCATTCGTTATTTTTGACATTACAGAATTTCCATACAAAGTCGTAGGTAAATATAGGAATAATGAAATTAAACCAATGATGTTCCCAAGCATCATTGTAGAAACTGCTGAGGCATACAACAACGCATACATCCTTGCAGAGGTCAATGATATTGGTGACCAAGTTGCATCAATCATTCAGTTTGACTTAGAGTATGAGAATGTATTGATGTGTGCGATGCGAGGTCGTGCCGGTCAGATTGTTGGCACAGGTTTCTCCGGTAAGAAGACACAACTTGGTGTCAAAATGAGTATCACAGTTAAGAAAGTTGGTTGCAGTAACCTCAAAACATTGATTGAGGATGATAAGCTAACTATCTGTGACTACGATATGATTAGTGAACTAACTACATTCATTCAAAAACGCCAGTCATTTGAGGCAGAAGAGGGTTGTAATGATGACCTTTCCATGTGTCTGGTTATTTTTGCATGGTTGGTAGCACTAGATTACTTCAAAGAAATGACGGACAGTGATGTTCGTAAGAGAATCTACGAGGAGCAGAAGAATCAGATTGAGCAAGATATGTCACCATTTGGATTCATCAGCGACGGTACCGATTTTGTTGATGGTGAAGTAGACTCAAATGGTGATGTGTGGAGAACTGATGAATACGGAGACATGTCTTACATGTGGGAATTCCAGTAATAAACCCTAATTTATAAATACTTTTAGTCAAAAAGTAGGGTTACGCGGGAGTTAGGATGGCACTACGTTTATCGTCCCCTGGTATTAATGTAAGAGAAGTTGACCTAACCCGTGGCGGAGTAAATGCTTCTGTAAACATCGCCGCTGGTATTGCGGGTCCTTTCCAACAGGGACCTGTAAACGAAGTAACCAGAATCACCACAGAGAAGGAACTTGTAGAAGTCTTCGGTGGTCCTGGTGCGGGTCTAACTGACTACCACTACGAAACGTGGTATGCAGCTTCTAACTTCTTGTCTTATGGTGGTCAGCTCGATGTCGTCAGAGCAAATGGCACTGGTCTAGTTAATGCTAATGCAGGTGTTGGTATTGCTTCGACCACATCACTAAACATTGAGAATTACGACGACTATAATAACAACCACGTATCTGACGGAAGTTTTTACTGGGCAGCAAGAAACCCAGGATTCTGGGCAGATGGCGTTAAAGTTGTAGCAATCGACAATGCTGCTGACCAGAGAATCAGTGGTATCTTCACCACAAACGTTGGTGCAGCAGACACTGGATTTATCAGTGCTCACAACATTCAGGTTGGTTACGCTGTTACTCAGAAACTTGAGGGCGTAAACATCGGTATCGGTACAACCGGAACACCTGGTGCTAACGATTATCTTAAGGGTGTTGTTACTGGTGTTGGTGCATCTTTTATCGACGTTAAGATTGTTTCGACAGTCGTCGCTGGTGTAGAGACTGCAAGAGGTTACCAAGAGAACTCTCAGTACGAGTTCAAGTTTGGAACTGGCAAGAGAATCGGTCTTTCTTCCAGCACACTAGGTGATGTTGGTATTGCAACTGGTACTGCTTCCGGCACTGACTGGTATAACGAACAGAACGTTCTAACTGCTGCTGCTGACGGTGGCACAGATCCACTAACACTCAAGTGGAGAACAGTTCTTCCTAAACCAGCAACCAACGGTTACGTTTCTGAGCGTAATGGTTCTAATGACTCGCTAAACATTGTAGTTATTGACACTAAGGGTTCTGTAACTGGAGCACCTGGTTCTATCCTTGAGAAGTTTGGTAACCTATCCAAAGCAAAAGATGCTGAGGTATCACCAAACAAGGCAGTATACTACAAAGATTATCTCGCACTCAACTCCGAGTACATCTTTGCCGGTACTTCTCCTGCAGTTACTGACTCCTACCATAACACACAGGCACTACCTTCTGGTTTCAGCAGCGGCGTAACAGCAGTTACCGCAGCAGCAGGTGCTTGGGGACAGGAAGCAAGAGACGTTAAGTTCAACTCTCTTGGTAACCAGTCTTACACCTTGTTCGGTGGTAAGGACTACTCTGGTTCTATCGGATACTTTGAGGCAGACCTAGGTAACATCCTTGAGGCATACGATAAACTTGCTGATACCGTTACTGCAGACATCCGCTTCCTACTACAGGGTGGTGCTCATAAGAGCAGAGCAGAAGAGCAAGCAAAGGCACAGAAACTAATCAGTATCTGTGAAGCACGTAAGGATTGTGTTGCATTCATCTCTCCAAACAGAGATTCTGTTGTTAACGTAACCAACGCAACAACTCAACTCAACAACGTACTTGAGTTCTTCGCTCCACTAAGTTCTTCTTCTTACGGCATCTTCGATAGCGGTTACCAGTACGCATACGATCGCTTTAATAAGCGTTTCAACTACATTCCACTTTCCAACGATGTCGCTGGTTTGTGTGTAAGAACTGACATCAATCAGTTCCCATGGTTCTCGCCAGCAGGCACCACACGCGGTGCACTTGCCAATGCAGTCAAACTTGCATTCAACCCTGGTCAGGCAGCAAGAGACAGACTCTACAGCAGCAGAATCAACCCTGTTGTAACTCTACCAGGTTCTGGTACGGTTCTATACGGTGATAAGACTGCCCTTGCATACGAGAGTGCATTTGATCGCATCAACGTACGTCGTCTCTTCATTACGATTGAGAAGGCAATCGAAGGTGCTGCTAACGCACAACTCTTTGAGTTCAACGATGCGGGTACAAGAACCAACTTCCTCAACATCGTAGAACCTTATCTACGCGACGTTCAGGCAAAGCGTGGCATCACCGACTTCCTAGTCGTTTGTGATGACACCAACAACACACCTGATGTCATTGACCGCAACGAATTTATCGCGGACATCTTTGTCAAACCAGCAAGATCGATTAACTTTATCGGTCTAACGTTCGTCGCCACACGCACGGGCGTATCGTTCCAAGAAGGCGTCGGCAACGTTTGATCGGAGGTAACAACTAATGCCACTTAACCGTAACATTCCACCTATTGGTGACAGAACAATCGACGACTTCAAAAGTCGCCTAGTACAGGGTGGTGCAAGATCCAACCTGTTCGAAGTTGAGTTCAATTTCCCAACAGCAATCTCTGAGCAACTTTCTGTTCAGACTGTTCAGCAGGATCTCAAGTTCCGCATGATGATTAAGGGAGCACAGCTTCCTGCTTCTAACATCGCTGAAG